TGGCGAGTTTACTACTTTTTAATTCAAATAAAAAATACTGCAACAAGCATGCATTTATTATTTAATTAACAAGCATTCCTTTTTACAAGCATTTTCTATTCTCCTAGTTATGGTAATGGAGAAAATGCAAATGCATGCAACCAAAAACTAAATATCATCATAAAACAAACAAGTCTCTCGATAAAGATTCCCAGTGCTAGATGTTGTGTCCCTATTACTCCAGCTCTCTCCACCTAGTGAAATGTTTCCAAGAGGGCGCGAGAAGACAGCCAAACCCATGAAATCAACATCAGCCGGAAACTGGACATAAATTGTGCCATTCACATCAAGAAAACGTTGGACCTGTTTCTTCCTGACTCCAACGCGCATCATGTGTTCGCGACGTGGCACAAAGAGTGAAAAGGCTTCCCCTCGGCAACTGCGAGAACTTCTTGCTGCTCCGCCAATATGGCTCTCAAGTGTGCTTGTTTCTAATCCATAAGTTGCGTCATCAAGCACATCCAATTTGTGACTAGCCACAATCTGGCCCCAAGTCGCTTCATAGTAAGGAACAAACAAAAATTCAACATCACACGAATAGTGGGTCCAAGCTTGCATCATGTCACTATAGATGTTCAGAGAGTCTATGTATACCTTTCCTTGTTCAAGCTTGTCGGTGCCAGCAGACATCACAACTTGATCACTTTTGAACATTGACTTCACAAGTGAAAAAGTGACGGGAAAGCTGAGAGTGTTGTGCGTAAAATCATCACCCAATGAGGGTGTCACAAAGAAAAGACGCACAAAACTCTTGGTTATCTTCTTTAAACTTTTATAGACAACTGCGTTCCCAGTATCAGCCTGGACCGAGTCACCTTTCTTCTTTTCAGCTCCATTTGGGATTATAAGATCAGTCGGAAAGGCGTTAGTTGCAACCTTTGATGACAAGTGACTTGCCGCTTGCTTACTGCGAGAGGTTTTTTCACTGAGTGTCAGATTTTGAAATCCTAACACACGCACCATTACGTGCACCTCTGAGTTTGAATCCCCAACTGACACTATAGGCGCCTGTCTCAATATCAACAACAATTTGCATTCGGCGCTCATATCATCAGTGAAAGCGTAGTCATCTTCACCCTTTGTCAAATTTTTCCCCAACCAACTATTAGAGTGGAAAATCATAGTTGCTCTTGGTTTATCTGAAAAATCAACAGTGATTTGCTCGAATCTGCTCAGRAATGTGTCCTTGTAAAATTTTCTTGGAAAGTTTGAAGGAACACAATACAATGTGCACGAGCCAGCAACGTGAATTCGGGCGTTTGCAACTAGTTCAACTTCCACCGAGCCATTCCAGAAATTCCACATTCTAAAAATCCCAGCAACTGCAGGGTACAACATGGACTTCCTTCCAAGCTCAGAGTACCCATGACCTGGTAACACAGAGATCTCATAGCTTGCTCCCGATTTACTAGTACTACTGAATGTCAGAAGTGCTAGCACAAATGGGGAGTAAAGTTTATCAAAATGAAACTTCTCTGTATACCTGAAAGTGTGCAGCCTTTGTTGTACAAGCGTGATGTCAAAAAGTTGTTGGCACGAAACAACCCTAGTTCCTTTCTTGAGTAAAAATTCAGCTTTTACATCAATAGTGCCAGTGCTACCGAGGTTATGTCCCAAGGTAGAAATGCCAAATTGCCCAATCGAGTCTTCTTTAATAGCAAGGGGCGAAAAACAACCAGTATGACCAATCGGCACTACAATTAGTGATTTGAATTCAGCCGCCGAGTGGAGATTGAATGTTGTTGATGGCAGGGAGAGCAATCGCTTAACATTCACTGTTGCATCTGGTTTAGTGAAAATTTCATTCTCCCAGAACAAAATCATTGGCAGGGAAAACATCTTTGAGATACTGACCGTGACTCTCATCTCAATGAATGGAATTATAACTGGATTGAAAACCACCTCAACGAAACCAGGAGTCGGATGATTCACTTCCAAGAGAGAATCAAACATTTTAAAAACCTTCAAGATTTTTCCTCTCTCTGCAGTTTTGGAAATGGTGAAGCGCTCAGTGTAGATGGTCAGATCCTGATCAAATTCACGCAACACAGTCTTTTCCTCTTTCCTATCACTGCCTCCCGAAACGGTGCTTACAGTATCTACAAGAGTTTCGAAGTCACCGTTTAATCTTTCCTGGATGTCCCCTTCTAGAGAATCATTTAACACTGAATCTTGCACCCTTGAGACTCCTGGGACATCAGAAGGAATCTTGAAGAGCACTCTCTTAGAATCACCTTGAGAGAAGTCCCACACAGCCTGATTCGAACTGCTACTGGAACTACTATAAGTCAGATTCTTAACTCTGACATCCCAGGGAAATTCGATTGACTTAACAGCACTCGTGGACGGTTTGTGAGGGTAAATGGGCAAACAGCGGTCAGTATGGAAGCTATTTTCCTCTTGAGCAATATGCTCCATCATGCCTTTCTTCAAGTGCTGGCGCATTGGGTTCCCACTCACTTCGCCAGCAATCAATGGCACAGTTGTTCCAACTATTGATCCAGGTTTTAAAGAAAAACCAGACCCTATCGTTGTGACAGCCAAACACCGTGCCAAGTGCTCATCTCTTGTATTTAGACGAAACATCGGGAAGAACACAGATCCTGCAGTTTCAGTTACATGTGCCATGTGAATGTGGCCCCCCAGTATAGCTTTTCTCAGGTGACGTTTGTCTATCATCCATAAAGTATGGACAAAAAGAACGCCATTGTTCGAATGGGGCACGTTAACCACAGAATTCAGGGCACAAGCTTGAATCATCACGCTCTTTGGCTGAAACATCTTCTTTCTCTTCTCATCACGTGATGCCAATTTTGCCTCTTCCTTCATTGGATCAAATATGTCAGTCAAAGGGATATAATTTTTGACAATAGCATCTTCCTTAGTTGATACACTAGCCAAAGCATCGCTTCGAAATCTAGTGAATTGAAAATCCGCACTACTATCAAAAATGTGTCTCACTCTATTCCCGACTGATTTATCTATATGCAATTCTCCATTACGAATGAAAGAGGATAACTGCTTATAATATGGTGAAGTTTCCTCAGCACTTCGAGCAGTATCTGCGTGAGCTTCCAACCGGCGAGCCAGATCTGAAGCTGAAGTGTTGAAAAGTTCTCCGCCACGCGAGTAAACATTCTGAATATCTCGTCCGCCATTCATGTATTTAGCTCCAATGTTCACTTCAATTGTTGAGCCATAGTGGAGAAAAATGCTATACCAAGCACTCATCTTTCTATTAAGTCTGCGAGAATTGTCACCTAGTGCTTGAGTAGTGCGACACAGGAGACCATAGAATAGCAATATTATTGCACCTGCATAAAACAGAACATTCTTAATAAAAATCAAAATTAAGGGAACAATCGTTTCAAGAACATGGGAATTGTTCCAATAATTTATGATCTTCGGCAAGTATATGTTCTGGCAACGTGCAGACACACTACTATTCAACAATTTTTCTAGATCGCACTGTTTCTTAAGGTCTCTTTCCATTGCCTTAACTCCTACCTCAATAAAGCGCATATTCCAGTATTCCCTCTCTATGCGCTTACTGAGTTCATGCTCATCTGAAATGTAACCCATTTTCTCTTTTTCCTTGACTGACGCCCTGTAAATTTGTTGAACAAGCGCGTATTCCTGTCTCTTCCCATCTAATTCAATTCTAATACGTGCAGCCGTTGTTTCTTGCCTAAAGGACATTTGACTGACAAGATCAACAATAATTCACATACACTAGCGAAAAGTTGCCCATATTGCATAAATTTCTCCGAC